AGTGTAGCTGATGGTTCTTTGTAAGGTAAGAATACGAAAGCATCTTTTAGATTACCACCCGGAGTGTCAACATCTTTAAATTCTCCTGGTTGTATGTTTGCAGCGTCATCTTTTACTCTGACACCACGTTGCTTAAATCCTGCTGGTAGGTTTGATAATGTCCCTGCATCTAATAACTGACGGAGAGCCGCAGTTGCAGTACGACTCAATCCGCCAATCATATGAATTAATCCTAAGCCATAAAATCCTAGTCCTGGCAGAAATTTGAAGTGGACAAAATATTGGATTTTATTTTTCTTTGGATCATTGGGCGCAAAGTTTCGTCTAATAGACAAAACTTTCCTACTACCTTCTTCGATTGTAACGACGTAAGGTAATTTTATTCCCGTTGGCTCTCCGTCAGGGCCAAGGTCTTCGAAGCCTTCCAAGTCTAGATTAACGTGGCATTCTAGAATTGTATACATAGCGTCTACTCGTTGGGATTTTGTAAGTCCTTCTACTTCTCTTTCTTTTTCTTGTAATTCGTTAGTGATTGTGTCTGTTGGTTTTGTCAACTCGATGTCAGAATAGAAACCAGATACCATCTGTTTTCTTAAATCGTTTTCTGACATCTTGACAACGTGGATGACTGCTTCTGCATCGTCTAATGAGGTAGCCGTATACGGAACAACAAGGTCATCTGCTGGAACAAATTTAGAAACTGCTCGTTCCAATAAATCATCATAATAAACTTTTTTGAATGTAGAACCTGATAATGGTAAGTAAAATAACATTTGATCAAAGTCAGATTCATACTCTGTCATCTTATCCATGATCTGATAGTTCATGAAATTTTTAACTCTTTGTGCCTGCATTTCTTTTTGTGGATCTGACTTACCCATCACCATTGTTCTAACGGGTCCGTCTGCAGGTAATAATTCTTTGTAAGCTAGAGCTTGGAACTGAGTAACTGCTTCAGCTAGCACCGGGTGAGTTGCACCACTTGCTCCTTGGAAAGGTTCAGTTCTGTTTGTGTATTTAAATCCTAATAAGTCTAGACCTGTAATGTATGCTCGCTCCCATTCTTTACGAGACATTTTATATTCCATGTAATCAGATTGTAACTGACTACCCATGGCATCAGTATCTTCTTCGGGAAGTAATTCGTTTAGGTTTGCAAAGAAATCACCTTCTTCAGGTAAAGGCATTGAGCTAGGGTCAAAATCAATTGTAGCCCCGTCATCGTCTTCTGTAACTTCTACTGGTCCTTTTAATTCTTCAATCTCCTCAACATCAACCTCTTGTGCAACTTCGTCAGGTCTAACATCGTTAGGGAGAGACTTATCTATATCTGCCATATATTTTCTCCTAC